GTCATTATCGGTGGCTCAGTCAGCTTTGTAGGAGTAAATCAAAGCACACCGTTCGGAACCTTTGCCACATCGTCTGCTGGCAATATTGATGATTCGAGTACCCCCAGCTACGCCACCACAACAGTTTCTAGTGCAGCCGATGAAATTATGGTTTACTCTCAGGGGAATACCTACGGCGCAGCAGGCAACGTGTGGAGTGACTATGCCAGTGATGGTGGTATCGAGCGTCATGATGCCAGTGTGAACACCAGTGGGAAGGACGGCAATGGGTCACTTTATACAAAGGCTGGTAGTAGCGGAGCGAATACAGCGACAGCAGATACACAAAATACCGCAGGACAGTATGGATACCACATGGTGGCTGTTTCCGTTAAACCAGCTTAGAAAAGGACAGATATGGCAGATATATCGGCTCGTCAGTTATCCAGCTTGCCGTATATGGTAAAGGTCGAGGATGATGTCCTCTATGCAGTTGCTGTGGGTGAGGAGGGGTTAGGCTATGTTAGCCTCGTTCATGGTCTGGTAGAGAATACAGAAGGTAGAGCATTTCTAAGTGCCGTGAATAGTGAATTGGGGACAAGTTTTGTTATATGGGGTGATATTGATGCTCGTACTGAAAACCCTGGTCGGTTTGTCGAGGAAACGCATGGTAGTTTGCCAAGATTTTATGTCAGAGTATAGAAGGAGGTTCTCATGTTAGACACAGAGGAACAGACCATTGTAGATGCCCCCGAAGAGGAAGTTGATGAAGTATCCGAAGAAGAAGCCGAGGAAGTAGACGAGTCCTCAGAGGGAGAAGAGTAATGGCAGGGCCAGCAGGACGAAGAACATATGCAACAGACCCAAGCAAGCGGAGAAGTCCAACAAAAGAAAAGGCGAAGCCAGGACGACGATTGTTCGGTAGAGCACCCGCTTCTGCTACGCCGAAACCCTCGACTTCTTACCCCACTTTAACCCCCCGCAATAGGTTTGGACGCGCATTGAGTAGTGCACTCGCACCTAAGCAAGGTGGAGAGAAGCTTAGCAAGGCTGGTGTAATGGCTGACCTAAAGAAGGTTGGACACGTACTTACTGCACCTTCACGATTTATGGAGAAGCATCGGACAAGCGTTGCTTTAGCAGCCTTTCCTGGAGGACTCGCAAAAACAGCCGTGAGCAAGGCTGCTGGCAAGATGGGTGTAAAGGCACTTATTAAAAAGGCTGGGTCACGGGCGTATACTTCTCCACGAAACTGGCCCAATATTATAATGACGAAGGCTGGTGGGCCAGTTGGCGGAGCCAGAGGACGCTCCATTATTGAGTGGAATGTACCACCGCGTGCTGGAATCGGTATGGAGAAGTGGGCAGGAGCGATGGGGCCACGGCCTCCTGGTCATGTTAACCTTAGACCAATCATCAGAAAGGGCAAACCCAACGTTCCTGGGACTGGTGCTGCTAAAACTCAGGAAGGCAGGTACATATCGTGGAGAACGCAGCAAGCGAATGAATTAATCAAGGAGTCATTACGTTTGAAGCCCCACTCGTCCGGTCGCTGGAGTCCTCCTAATATGCCAGTTGGCCCTCCCACAGTGGCAAAGCTTAAATACCCAGGTGGGCGCAAGCTAAAAAGACGACCGCGCCTCTAAGTTAGATAGGATTGGAGTAAATCATGGCTTTAGAAACAGTTACTCGTGGTGAGTCGTTTCTTGAGGTAGCGGATTTACTAGGTGCGCTAGAAGTAAGTGGGACTGCCGATTCTGGTAGTTCCACTACTCTAGTCTCTACACTTTTAGTTCATCCTAACGATGATGATTTGAACGACTACCAGTTGTACATCTACGACGGTACTGGTCAGGGGCAGAAACGAAACATTGACGACTTTACTGCTTCTGCCGACAGGGTTACTGTCGTAGCAGGAGCAACACTCGACAGTACCAGTAAGTTTGCGATACTAAAACCAGGATGGGACGCGGATAGAATTATCCGTGGAATAAACGCTGCTATCCGTAGTGTTAGGAGCCTTCATCGTTTGCGTGAGGATAACACTCACCTAGTAGTAAACGACATGCTCAGTCACTATGGGCCTGGGGATGGCGCAATGGAAGGATGGGATAATGGAGCTTCTTCCGCTCCTAATGGTTATACCTTATTTGGGACTGGTGCTGCTGTTGCGAGAGAGTCCACTATTATTCATGGGTCTGACCGTAGCCACTTGTACTCTGCTAAGTTAACCAGTAACGGTAGTGCTGAAGCAGGATTGCGGTTCAGTGTTCCTGACTACACTCGGTGGGCTGATAAATCCTTCAGCGTAAAGTGCTGGGTTTATGCCAATACTTCTACCCGCGTGTACTTACGGATGCTTGACGGTACAACTACGACAACATCCGATGCAATTACAACAATTAACGCTTGGCAAGAAGTTACTATCAGCACCACAGCCGTAGCAAGTGCCCCAAGCAAACTTGATTTTGAACTGTACATTACTTCTGGTGGTGCGGTTATTGCATACTTCGATGACCACATTGTTATCAGCGAATCAGAAACCATCAGGGAGTATGAAATCCCTGCAAACATCGTTGAGATTGGCGATGTTATGGTTGAGTCAGACATCACAGGTCAGTACCTAGAAGTCTTAGCCAACACCAGACAAGCACAAATGTGGAGGGTTGGCGGAAGCGATGCTACTCCACGGTTGGTAATCAACGACGGTACTGCACGAGTACCAAACACAGGAAGGTTTATGCCTAGGGAAGACACGCTTATTCCCAGAGGTATTGTTGCTCTGGTCAACGGCAGACACCTACGGTTGGTGTCCATGTCCGCACCTGCTGTTACTACGAGTGACGATGATAATCTTCCTATCAACCCTAACTTTGTAAAGTACTATGCTGCTTCTGAAGTTGCATCCAGTCAGTTCGGAGATGATTCCCCAGAGCTAGCCCGTAAGTTAGGCTTCTGGAAAGGCGAGGCTCAACAGGCAAAAGCTGAGTTGAACTTCGGACGCATGGCAAGTGGCAGGGTAGTCAGGAGTAACTAATGGCTGAAGTTGAGATTGCGGGTAAAAAATATGTAACCAAAACACAAGTAACCCGCACACCTATACGGGACTTTACCCCTGCATATAGGACAACAGCCACACCACGTAGGCAAGACCGTAAAGACCTTGCAGCCCTTGAGTTTAGTCATTTTCTTAATGGGTTTGGTTCTCGGTATGCACTCGCTAAAGATGAGCGGACATTCAACCGCTTCTGGGACAGCCAGAACGTAATGACCCACTGGCTCTCACAACTTTCCCCTAGCTTTTTAGCAGAGGATACAACTGAACCTGTAGGGGGATTCGTTGGAAGCAACGATACGCTCATCGGGCCTATAGACACAGTGCACTTCAAGGGCGACTACATTGGACTGTTCCATGCGCCTTACGATAATTCTGGTGGTAGCGTCTTTGTCGCAAAGTACAGTGGAAGCGGAACAGCGTGGACAGGATTCACCCGTGTTAAAGTAAGTACAACTGCAACTATTACTCTAGGTGACAGCCCTACCTATAGTGGGGCAACGATTGTGGTTACCATAAATAGTGATACAGTTACAACCCTTACAGAAGGCTCTAGTTTCCTTGACCCTGGGACTGGGAGCAGTAACACGGACGTATTAGGAGCTAGAATCGCTTCTGCAATCGGCGGAATTACTGGTGTTAGTGCTGCATATGATAATGGTACAAACGTTGTAACGATTACCCTTGCAAGTACCGAGTGGGGACTGACTGTTGTGGACAACAGTGGTAGAGGTACAGCAGCAAACCCCGCGGGTGTGGGTGTTCATACAGGAATGAGCATTAACACACAAGGCGGATACCTTACAGTGTTAACAGTAGAAGAGGGAACACATAAAATGTACCGCGCTACTGCATATAACGGTACTTGGGCTGACGCTTCCACACAACCTACTACTGGAATGATGGTCGCCCAGTCTGTAGGAGACAGAGACGCAGGGGGTTTTATACAAGCACTGGACGCAAATCTTTACGCTGGCTTGTGGGATGAGGACAACGGACAGATAGAGATATGGAAATCCACAAACCAAGGTGATGATTGGACTGCTGTGTCTACTGCTGTTGTTACCAGTGGAAGTGGGCCAAGAGGCCATGCGCTATTCCCTGATAGAAACGGTGACATGGGTATTGCCTTTGGGTCTGCGGAAGCTGTGTATATGCTTGACGTGTCCGCTGGCACAATCAGCATTATTGAATCCCTAGGCTTTCACGACAACCACTGTCACGGACTAACAACCTACCTAGGAGCTTTATACGTAAGCACAGGAGATGGGGGTGTACTGAAAATATCCTACATCGACGGTCAATACGTGTCAGAGGAAGTTGGGCCGAATAAATTTGACGGGCTTCCAGTTGCAAGACAAGGGTATTTTCATATGTTCTCCACATCTCGTGGGTTCCTAATAGGCTCCTACGGAGGACATTCAGGCACAACAAAGGCCAGTATCCTCCTGTACAACGGCGCAGGTTGGCACGCGCTTTATACTTCTGCCACGGCAAATAGAATAATTCCATTCGTAGGGTTTTCTTCTGCTGATGATGGTACGGAGCGTATGCACTTCTGGCTCATACTCTCTACAACAACCCAATCCTCCCACTTCCAAGCAACTCCACTGAACAACCCTGGAGATGGGGGAACATACAAATACGAAGCAACTGGTTTGTTGCTACTGCCTGAACAATCCCTAGACCTACCTGAAGTACCTGCGGTTTGGCTTACGGTTGATGCTGATGCTGTAGGGCTAGCTTCACAGTCTTCTTCTCAAGAATACGTCACAGTAGACTACGGTATCCAAGGGGGTGACTGGCAGGATTCTGAACTAGGCCACTTGGAATCAGGAGTAACCTCACTGAGCTTTGGTAGTGGACTAGGGGTAAGCTCTCCCACAATGCTACTCAGTCTTGAGTTCAAACGCAGGTCAGGAACTGATACAGAGTATGTATTCATACGTAACTTCACCGCCTCATTGAGAAAAGTCTACAGTACCCGATACGCTTACCGTATGATTATTGACGCAGAAGCTACTGCTCTCGCTCACAGGTCTACATTTGGTAATGCTGATGGGGTTATCACACAGCTTGAAGCTATCCAAGACTCCATTACACAGGTTACGTTGAAGTACGGAAAGATTTCAGTCAACGCAGGAGCGATAAAAGACTGGGAGTACAGAGAAGTATTGGGGGACAACGCCCCGCCACTATCAGCGAACCTTCGGGATACTGATGTTGCAATTCATCTTATCCAACTAATCTAGGGGGCGTATAATGGGGAAACTAAGACCGCAAATCTTTTTAGCAATCCTCTGCGGAACTATTTTTGGTGTTGTTGGTATGTGGATTGGGATGAAGATGGGAGCTACTGAGGTGGTCACCGCTGTGATAGGGTCAGTGTTCGGATTTTTGGGCGGTGTATCGCTCAAGGTGTTGGAGCAGGAATAATGGATTTCGCGAATATAAAATTACCAATAGCGGTCATCGGCATCATCGTGGTGCAAGCCTTCGGTATCATCTGGTACGTGGCACAGCAGGATAGTGCGGTGTCCGAGTTGCAGGAGACGGTTGTCGCCTTGGAAGAAACGGTAGCGGAAATCAGTGATACCTTAGAGGACATCGCAAAGACACAGGCTATTATCGACAATGAAATGCGAACCATCATGTCCGACCATAATGGGTTCGGGGATGTCCTTAGAGAGCTTGGACAGTCAAACGCGTTACCTTCTGGAGAGAGACGCAACTACGGAGGGTACTAATGGCTGACGAGGAAGAACAACAGGAAGAGCCACAAGTAGAGTACGTTGACTCTGGTAAGGTCACGTTAACAGGTAAAGAGCTTATCGTTCTTATAATATTTGCACCTGTGGTGTTTGTCTGGCTGTTTTTAGCAGCTAGGATTATAATTTCTGCTACCACATCTTCATCAACTTTAGATAATATTGAAGGTTTGCTAACAGCACTTGCTGTTCTAACCATTCCAGTAAGTGCAGGTTTAGGTAAGTTGTTTGAAGGCGGTTGGGGTGACTCCAACGGTGGGAAGAAGAAAAAGGGGGAGTGATGTTCAATAAATTAAAGCTCATCATTAAGAGCAGGAAGGTTCGTGTTCCCAGTGTTCCTGGCTCTGTTGGTATACCAAAAGTAAAAACACCAGGATTCCGCTTCAGCCTAGGACAGGGCAAAGTTAAGTTTGTCATTGGTGGCTCTGTCATGCTGTCTGGTCTTGTCGTAGCAGTAGGTCTGTACTTTGCAGTCATTGATATTGCCCATGCAACGTATGAATATCCCAAGGCAGGGGCAGTCTATCCAGACTTAGGTATAAACGAAACGCTCGGTCAGCCCCTTGCACCATACGTTGGTGGTACGCTTGACGGAGTAGAGAGCCAGACATTGGAAATCTCACTGGCTTCTGGTGCACGTATCACAGAGTTAACCTTTGATGACATGGAGTTGGGACGTACTGGACTTACAGATTGTGTCGTGGTTCAGCGTGGTGCTGGCAATAGCACAGGATATTTGTGGGCGGACACCTTCTACATCAAAGGCAGTACATCGGCCCCATCATTCGACATGGCAAACAGTTTTGCCCATACCCTTGCGGTAGCAGGGCAAACAGATGGACACACAAACTCAAGCACACTAGATAACACGGTGACTGATGTTACCATACAATCAGAACGTGGTGCAGGGAGTTTTGAATCAGACGGTGGTGTCGTTGACCGTGTCCTTATCACCCTGTTGGGCGACGCATACGTCAAAACGGTGTCGTTCAACGACGTTGATTGCTCCGTTGGTGGCTGGAACCTCGACTATATTAAGGCAGGACTGTTCCAACAGGACGCCACGACCAAGTGGGGCGACGGAGACGGCATTAACGCAGCCGACCATGTTATCCAAAGTACGGTGAAGTACCGGACAAGCACCGACATTCTTGTTGACGTACCGATAAGCGTGAAATAGATATTTTTGGCTTATAAGCCAACTCATAGAGCCATAGGAAAGAGAAGGGTCTAACACCTACCCCTCCCAGGCCCCTTATCGAGCCGTATAGGGCATCCTTGAAGGAGTTTGTATCTGGAAAGAGGGCAAAAATGGTAAAAATAGGAGCATTTATCATTATTCCAGCTAAAAAACTACAGTCGTTAGAGGCTGAACACATGAAGCTACAGCAGAAATATAAGACGCTGTACTCAAACTACATTGGAACGCTTAACCGTCCGATGAGATGGAAGTAATAGCTTTTTGCTTTGCCCTCCAGCCAGCAGTTCGTGTGTTTAGGTCTATACCCCAACTTTTTCGTTGAGTTGCTGTAGGAAAACGAAAAGGGTCACCAAAAGCAGTACTGAACTTGTTTGTTTCTTTGCAAATCTTACATTCCGCAAGGTATCCACCATCGGTAGCTAAGGTATCTACCATCCAGTGATGTACACAAGCCATATAAACTACCTCTTTTTACCTTGCTTCTTCTTGGCAGCCTTCGCAGCAGCTTTGCCCTTTTTGGTGTATGGATACTGCTTTCCTTTAACTACTGGCATGTCTCACCTCCACTAAAATCCTACGAAACTCATTTGTGGCTGCTGATTGTTGGCGAATTGACTTGCTAACTGACAGGCCCAAAGTAAATCCGCTCGTACAGCATCACTGTCTACCTTATTGTGTGTTCTCATAAGGTATGCAGGATGATATGTTAGCACCACAGGGACTTTATTGTAAAGTTGTAGCTGCCCTCTGCGCTTTTTAATACCGTCTTTGCCCGTGAGGAACTTCGCAGGTACTGCGCCTAACGCTACAATAATTCCAGGTTTTTCTTCTTCAATAGTAGCGTCGAACAAAGGTCGATGGAACTCCATCTCTGCTTTCGTTGGGTTGCGGTTCTCAGGTGGTCTGTCTGCAACGGTGTTTGTAAAATAAAACCACTCTCGCTCTGCTCCTATACTAGCAAACAACCACTCTAACCACCGTCCACTTTCTCCTGCGAATGGATGTAACTGTTGCTGTTCATTAAAACCAGGGGCTTCTCCTAATAACAGCACACCTCCCTTACCAAATTCATCCCCTTTTTCATCGGGAACAGGGAGAGGTGACCAACGCTCATGGCGTAACGAACACTCGTTGCAATGACTTGAGTCTCTGTATATGCGCTTCATAGTGCTTCCTTACATTCACTATCAAGATAGTGCCAGACTCCTGCGTCATCTAAGAACGCCCGAACATTCTTACCAATCGTGACCTGTCCACACGTACACTTCATTTTACTTCTACCAATCCTCTCACATTTTTCTTGCCAAACTTCCCAAAGTTATCTCCTATGCTGTAACTCATTGGCGTGTTAAACGGTGCAACATCCTGCAAACTCGGCACTACGTGTCCTTCATCTGCTTCAAAGTAATACTCATCGTGAATGAGGTTTACCATTTCTTCCTTGGAGTATTTAATCATCCCCTCTTTTAGAAACTCCGCAGCACTTCCCTGTGCAATCATGTTAAATCCTTCTCGCACCGCCTTCTTCCTCTCCCTTGAGTCACTGCTGTTAAGGCCTGGAAGATACCTGCGTCTACCCATCATGGTTTCCACGTAGCCCTTACGCATAATCTCCGTTTGCTCATGGTTAATCCACTCCCAAAGAACAGGAAACATAGAGCGATGGTTCGCAAGGAACTGTTTGCCCTGCTCCATTGGTATCTGGTTATTCCGCCAGAGTGTGTACTCATTACCACCATACGCAACACCAAAGTTCACCGTCTTAGCATCACGTTTGTCCATATTGAACTGCATGGCTACTTCATCGTGGAGACTTCTTGATGTATCACGGTAAATAGCTACCATCGTAGGGTCTTGGGATAAATACGCCATTGTCCGCAGTTCTATCTGGGAAAAGTCCCTCGCAACAGCCTTCTTCCCTTTGCCCACGGACAAAATATTTCTAAGAATAGGCTCAATGTTCTGGCTGTTCGGGTCAGTAGATGCAAATCTCCCTGTAACTGCGCCACCCTGCTTCAGAGTAGGATGTATCCGTCCATCTTCCGCAAGGTATTTAACGTTAACATTCTTTAACCAAGAAAGCTGATGACTCCAACGACGATACGCAAGCACTGTCCTAGCGTATATATCGTGGAGGTAGAACTCTTTTATATCTTCTTCTGATAGCTTGTAGTTACCAGTAACCGCGTCAGTTTGAACTACGTGACCTCTGGATTCTAAAAACTCCCCGAACTGCTTGGAACTTCCTGGGTTAAACCCCTGTGATTTACAAATAGAGTAGTACCAATCAACATTGCTCCAAACAGAATCCATTGTGCGAATGAGTTGTGTCTGGTCAATGTACATTCCACGTTCTCGTATCTTACTGACCAGTGGAAACAACTTTAACTCTAAGCCCAAGGCTTGCTTGGGCACATCGTCCCATATCTTCTCGTGCACTCGCCATGTTACCTGCACATCCTCACAACACCTCTTGGCTACGTCTTCTTCGGGAACCATGTCCATCGTGATAGCCTTAGTACCCTTACCAATCAGGTCTGTAATAGGTGGCTTAGCTTCGCCTAGTAAATCAAGAGCTAAGTCTGCTAACGCAGGGGTAAGCCCCAGTAATCTCGCTTCGACAATAGTATCAGTGACGTTGACCACTGTTACTCCAAGCCATTTCTCAATCACAGCAAGGTCAAAGCCACCATTATGAAACACCTTTACTATGTTCGGATTAACCAACACCCTTTTCACTATGTCCATATACTGTGAGGCTATGGGCAGATAGAACGCATCACTCCCAGAAAAAGCCATGCCAATCCCCAGCAATCTCCTGTCTTTTAAGCTGGGAGTCTCAACATCACACGATATAATAGGATGGAATTGGTCTAACTGGTGAATCAACTCCTTATGGGGTGTCTGTGCGCCGTAGTAGTAAAAATTTACCTCAGACGTGTTCATTTAGCTAAATCTCCCAACTCCTGCGAAAAACACGGCTGTTGTTTCCTTCCCAATCAACTTCACCATGTCTTTCCAAGGGGCGTTCATAGCATCTAAAGGGGTGGTGTATTGTGTAAGTATCTTTAGCGCAGTTTTTTCCCCAATACCCCTGCGTCTGATAGTTTTCTTTCCCTGTGCTTCAAGCGTACTCACCCCCATAAGGGTATCCACAAAAGTGCTTGGCATTTTTAGCTCGTTACGCACCCTTGGGTAAGGGCCAAGAGACTCATGCACTGGCTTATGAGACTTCACAACCAAATCCCCAATCAACTGAGCGGAGTCTCCGATACTCTGGGAGTACACAATGTTAATATTCCACTGAGTCTGGAGACTCCAGAGCCAAGACATCACCGCTTTGTAAGGCTTAGCAAATCTTCGTGGGTTGTACCCTTTTTTTGTGCTAGTCCACCCTACTGCCTTCCCCTTCTCTTCAGTAACCTCACCTTCTATAAGTAAAGTAATCTCATCCACGTTATCATTGAGAAGATACCGCCTGAGTTGGTCGTCAATTCTCCCCCCACTGTCAGCGATAATCTCATTCGCTGTCTTCCGCTCTATCACATGCCGTTTTCCATCGGCTCCTACCCAATGGTAGTCGCCTAAATCCATGTCTACTAAGTACAATTTATTAACGTTTATCATTGAAGAAAGAATACTTGCGATTTCTGATGGCTCGTAGATGTCAACAACCAATGAGTACGTCATAGCCGTTTTGTTTTTCTCCCTTTTACATAGTCTGCACAACCGCAAGGGACTCCTGTAATGTCAGGCCCATCCCTTTGCATCCTGTGACACTGACCACATTTTCTACAGTGGTGATGGTGACAGTTTTTACACTTAATCCCATCAACATATGGAGGTCTACAAAGCATTAGTCGCCCCATTCAGCGAGTTCGACATACGAGTTGAGTTAATAAAGTCCAACATCCCTTGGAAGGAGAAGTCTGGAACATCCAACCCTTCACACTCCAGACTCCAACCACAACGAACAATCTTTGCAATGGGCTGAAGTTTAGAGTTACCTATAACTCCAGGAATTACTGGAACCCCAAGCCTAAAGCTAGCAAACACATCAACAGACTGTTCCATCCTGTTCCATCCATCCCATGTTTCACCAATAACCTGCATGGTAGTATCGTCACGTATCTGCCTGATGTGGTGGGCAACAATAACATTCTTCCCCAAACTTCTAGGGTTAGAGTACAAAGACTTCTGGATTGCATTTGGTTCGGCGTACTCCACTGGCAACAAACTCTCACGAGAAGCGTTTTTAATTTGTTTCTGTTCGAGAGTAGCAGAGTGTAACCAAGGCCAAACCACTGTCCCTGTGTCGTAGAAAACTGTCTTAATCCAGTCAGCCTGACACGCCATTTGAACCGTCGTTGAAAGGTTCGCTGTTAACTGCACGTATCCTGTTAACCTCTGGCCTGGCCATGTCAACGGCATTTCATAAGGAATAGATATAATATCTGCACCCTTCATGTCGTCGTAACTAGGCACTTTATTCGCAGGTAGCTGTTTTATAGTCAGCCCCTGTTGCATTATTCTAGGTGCAGCACGTTCCAATCCTCTGTCTGCGTCAATATGCAGTATCACAGGCGGTGCAGTCAGACCCCACGTCGTCTTAGCAGACTTTGGCGGGGCCATTATGCCGAACACACCATGAACCAAGTCCGTTACAAAGTTATTTGGTTGAACCACTACTGTCCTCCTAATTCATCTTCGATTTTGACATACCCTGCTCGTACCGATTCAACTTCATAGTCCGAATAAGCCGAGCCAAGAAACAACTTGAGCTTAGTCGTGTCCATACGCCGTGAAATCCCTGCTTGCACTTGGGTAACGTGAACCCCATCAACCTTAAAAGACTTCTGACCAGAGTTATCCAGATACTTGAGCAACACATCCTTTGAACCGTTAATCAACTCCAGTCCTTCACGCTCTTTGGCCTTACCTGACCGCCAAGTCTGGATAGCCTGAGCGATTTCAACCTCAGTAGGAACTTCTGGACTCACGCTTCGCTCAACTGGAGCGGTTTCCAGATTCAAATAACAAAATCCACAGGGATACTGTTCAGTCTGTGGACACGTAGCAATCTCTCCCTTGTTGTACGCTCTCAGCGCATCACTCAGGTAGTTCACAATCTCTGCCATGCTGAACGGAGTCTCTGTTAATGTCTGAACGTTCAACTCCCCTGTGTCCCTGTTCTTCACCGCATACACAGCGTCAGAGTTCATAGCCAACATGTACAAACTTACTTGAAACGCATACCTTCTAAAGCCGTCAAAGCCCATCTTGCGCCACCGTTCAAACTGGAACCTGCTCATGGTCTTTACCTCAATCAAAGCAGGTGGGGCAAAGCCGTCGATGTGCCCTACTGCCAGACAATTACCCAAATCCAACTCCACATGATGCCCATCCCTGCCACAAGGCTCACAGTAAGGCGTTTCAATAACGGTATACCCATACTCTTCACGTAAATCCTGTAGGACAAACGCTTCCCACCGTGTTCCCTCTTTAGCGGCACGTTCCAACCGTATCTTTGACTGAGCATCAAAAACTTCTTCTCTGCCTAACAATCTGGCAGACATAGCCCTTGGACATTCACCACTACTGGAGATAGAAACAATAGGTTTATTTACCGATGTCATCTTCGTCCTCCGAGTTATAAGTTTCTTCAACCCACCTTGAGTGTTCTAGCATCCCCTCTAAATGAGAAATCATATCTGTAACCTGACTAATTGCGTTCTCATAACTATCAACGTCCTCTGCAATAAGCCGTACTATATTTTCCACCCAGTCCCTGTTAACAAGACAAAGCTCCATCCCTAGAAGAACAGCCTTTGCTGTAAGAAATGATTCCATAGCTTCTTTAGAAGCATCTTCTATCTCCACGTACTGTGCAGATTCTTCTACCTCATGGGCCAAAATTCGTAAAGTAGTGTAAGCCTCTGTTGTTGTTTCCAACATCTAGTCCTCTCTTTCATTGACTCCTTAGAGCCTTTGGCTTATAAGCCAAGTGTTGTTTTGTGATGAGGACAGGGGAATAATCTACAAAACCCCTGCCCCCACCACTCTGGACAGTACTGCCTAGGCGACTTCATATATTACTAGGCGGGTCGGAAGGGGCATGAAACGAACCCCCCTGATGCCTTACTAGCATTACGCACCAGCCCCCGCATTAGCCTTCGGCAGACACTACTTGCCTACTACAGCGTAGGTAGCAGTTTCTCCCTCGCCTTGGGAACTTACGAACCCTTCGGCGAGCATCCTTTCTGAAAACGCACCACTTATAATATGTGGCAAAAGGTCAGCCCCACCGTCCGCATCACGGATAGCGGTGTTGCTAATAACTAAGTTCCACCAGTCTGCTTGGGTAAGTCCGTGCATAGCATCTAATGCCATACGTTCCACATCGGACAAACCACCAGACACTGTAGACTCAGCAGGTGCAGCAGGTGCAGCAGGAGGTGGAGGTGCAGCTACTGGGGCTGCCCCAACAGAAGCCTGTTGTTTAGCTAAAAACTCAGGAAGCTGTTCATCAGGCTCAACGTAGTGAACCAACTCTTCACCTTCACCTAGAACTTTGATAACTTTCCACGCTGTTCCCCTGTTTTCCTGCCCTGTCTTGTTGTCAATAAAGAACAGGAAGTTGTCGTCACGGTACATATGTAACCGTTGTCCAACAAGGTCACTAATCTTGAGAGTTTCCAATGGCTGTCCTGTTGCTTTCTCAATGGACTTGCCAAGTGCCCCCCACCCTGAGTTCATATACTCGGAATGAGGTATGGAAATCTCTGCGGTGGTGTCCGCGATGAAAACATCGCTACCACCTGGAGCTATGGTCATGTCTGTGAACTGTAAAGTAATCTGAACACGGGGATTATTCCCTGTAGACATACCATTCTTAAAGCCAACCAGTTTTGCTGAAATCTCTTTCAGTGGAGACTTCTCGTAACTGGTCTGCATGTTTCCCCAACCTGGGTTTGAAAGGTCTACTTGATTAACTGCGCCATATGGTGTAACCATAAGAAAAACTCCTTCTACTTATTAATTAAATGTTTGGGCAAACCGCCCATTTCTGCTGATGATAACTCGTTAAGAATCTCCTTGGTCTCCTTTTTCAGCGTATAGTACACCTCCTGTCTATCCATATTGAGTCCATCTAATGCTTCTGCCACTGTATCTGCGCTATTTAACCTCTGGTAAATATCTGCCACAGCACGTCTAGCATCATCAGAGTATGTTCGTCGTAAGTAGGACATGCGCTTTAGCAATGTTCTCCTTCTTTTCATTGCCTCATGTGAGATTGGCATAGCCCTACGTCCGCCTCGACCTAGCGGATTGTATGGGTTTTCCCCCCACCAACGATTCGCTCTGACCTCATAACATTCAGGGTGATAGTGAACCCTTGTCACCCTTTGTGTTGTAAGCAAAAATATTGTGTCCGTGAGCCGTCTCGTGCCTTCTTCTGTAGGCACAATGTCCTCACCACATTCCAGACACCTTGTAATCTTCATGGCCCATGTTGCTTTCACTACGTACACTTCTTTCTTTGGCGTATAAGCCAAATTAGTATGAGTACCCCCAAAGCTGTTGCCTGTTCAGCTTCAGCCACAATGCAGGAATCAAAGCCTCTGCATGTCTAGTCTCAAATATCAACTGCCTATCATCAGTGGCAATATCCCCCCGAACTTCGATAATAGATTCAAACCAACCTTCTAATGTCCTAGGCCCACGCATACCTGCGCCCCCTTTATGAATCACCTGTCCTTTATCGTTACTCTGAGGCTTCGTATCGTGAGCAACAAATACAAAGCTACAATCGTACCTATCTATCAGCGAGTCCACGTTATCGAACAACCTGTTAAACGTAGCCTCGTCTAAGTTACTGAGTATCTTGTAAAACGGGTCAATAAAAACCACTGATGGACGAGTGGAATCAATCCACGATATGAGTTTGTTCAACCCAACTTGTGTGTCCAAGCGTAACTGAAAGTCCGTTTGCAAGTGCAACATGCCAAATGCAGGGGGGTGCATCGCCCCCATCTTCACAATCCTGTCCCGAAACGCCCGATGAGGAATCTCACACTGGACGTACAGCACCTTGTGCGAATACCGTTGCTTACCATTGAGTTGGTACTGAATCGGGGTAAACCCCAACCAGTCCTCTCCCCTTGCCAAACAACACGCCATTTGACAGGCCAACAGACTCTTGTACGTCTTTGGCGCACCGAATAACACAATCTTTGACTTAGGTACGAGCAATCCAGAGCCTATCAACTCTTCTTTAGGCCCAGGATTCCACATAAGTAGGTCTTCATAACTGTCAGGCACAACTTACGCTACACGCATAACGTAAACGTATTTTTCCCAACATCTACAGGAAATCTTTACCCTCTGGCGACTACGCCTAGCCGATTTGTAGGCGAGTGGCAGTCCTTTACAGCCTCGCTCATGTTCCCACCTGCAAGGCACTACAAAACCTTGGTCAATCTCCAGTTCTCCCACCACATCGAACTCAGGAGCCACCCTTTTCTTTGTTTTAGGAATAAGGTCAAACTCGGCTCTCGTAATGTAGTTCACTATTTTCTCCTTATTTTTAATTAACTAACTCAGGCGCATAACGTAAAGGTTTTTCTCCAAACATCTACCAGAAATCTTTATTGAGTTTCTACGTGCAACTTGATGTATTAGAGATATTCCACTACATGACCCTTGGCTCCTTCCGTTAGGCTTATGTTCCCACCTACAAGGAGTTACGAAACCTTGGAGAACATCTAACCCTTCTATAGCCTCAGCCTCAGGAGTCTTTACAAACTTATATTGCCTGCTATAAGCACGGTCAAACTCGTCTTTCGTAATGTATTTCATTAGTCTTCCTCATTCTCCGTAAGAAATTCGTCCTCTTTAATAAAACTTTCTTCTCCCCAGACAATCTTTAAGTTATCCACTGCCCCAAGGTCAATGCGTTCACCAACAGGTACCCCCCCTGCGGTGTCCAACTCAGCATCTCCTGGCACGTGCTCAAATATCTCCCCTTCAACCTCAACAACCCATGTCAGAAACCGTTGTTCATGTTGACCACACTCAGGACAATGGAGCGTCGTCCCTACGTGTCTCTCTGGATACCATGTGTGCACCGTGAAGTGCAACCCACACTCCATACACTTAACCCTTACTTGTGTGAACATGCTTTACCTTCCTTTCAAACACTATGAACCTCTATCAATGTAGTGATTGTTAAGTCTGTCCTGCCAAGGTGCGTAGTCCGTAGACTTAACAGGCACACAGATACTTACTGTCCACGTACTGCTATCTGCCAGTACCCTGTTATAAACCTTCTCCGCTTCTGGCAGAGTTTCCTCTACCGTCCATCGGTCTGTGACCACATGCCCATTTCGCTCAGACCACACAATTAAATACATTAACCACCTCCCCTCACCCAAGGTTTGATGGCCTCTTGTAACACCTCAGGAAACTCTGATACTCCCTCAATGTTGACTCTTGTGACGTTTGACGGAAGCCCTTCTGTACTTCTGTTGTACGCTCTTGGCCTCATCTGTACGTCAATTACATGTATCTTGGGGAATTTCTTCTGCATAATTCTCAACGCCGTAAGTGTAGTAAACCCATCGTTTGAATCCCCATCAGTAAAGTGAACAATCATCCTGTCAGGGAATTTCATAGCCGTAGCTACCAACGCTTGTCCACTTGGTGTGCCACCGTTCACTTTAATACGCTTGAACCCTCGTCCACTGGTCTGCCTAGTAATTACACAGGTGTTATTTCCTGGTTGATTGTAGCTAAGCACCTCAGTACCATCCACAACCCTCGCTAACGCATGAGCAGCTTGATAAATTTTAGTGTTCCCCCCCATACTACTGCTAGCATCCAACAGACACACAACTTTCTTATCCCTACGGGGCTTCACACGATTTTGTTTGAACACCTTGTGGTCAATACCTGCACGGTAGAGATGATGTCTGTCTACCTGCCCACTAAGCTCCCCACGCAGGGTTTCTTTCCCCAAAGTATTCTTCAAATCCCTAAGCCACATCAGCTTCTTGTACAATGCCACGTCAAATTCACTGTACTCTTCCGCCTTGATGGGTCTTCTGTTATACACCACGTTCATGGGAGTTGTCCTACCCATCTCTTCCATCTGGTACTGCATTATGGCGTATGACATATCCTCGCTCTCATTCTCAACAGCCTCTTGAATGGAACGTAACATGTCCCCTGTTCGCATACCTTCAGGCGAAACATCGTGACGTGCGTTCTCCCTCATTATTTCTTCCATCTCGTAACGAAGGCGTTCCCTTAACTCTTTGTTCTTCTTACTGTTACGCCCTCTGCCAAAGTTTGAATCGGCGTGTTGTTTGCGGAGTTCCTCTAGTCTTACCTCATTCGGCTTGGTATGAGCAATCATCCCAGATGAAATCGGGCCTTGTGAAT